GGACGTTTGTTTAAGTAAATCCGCTTATTATAATCATAATCCTCTGTGAGTGTTTCAACTTCTAATTTATATCCAGTTATATTTTCAATCTGACTAATTGCAACACCAAGCAAGGTTTCAACCCTAGCCTTTTCATTATCAGCTAAGGTTGTACCTGTTATTTTTTCGTAGTCATTTACTGTTATCAGCATTCAAACCACCTCTATTTTACTTTTAATACAGAGAATGCTTTTGGTCTTAATACTTTTCCACCGATTCTTATTCTTGTGTAATATTCTGTAATTCTTTCATTTGGTTTTCTATCCAACTCTTGTTCAAAGTCTTTCTTCATATAGTAAGCGTAACCCTTTCCAAAATCGCAGAATACAGCTGGATATTTGCCTGTGTCAATACCTTCCAAAAATTCTTCAACATACACAGGGTATCCGTTAAATCTCATTGTTGCACCTTCAAGGATATTTGCCCACAAGTATCTACCATCTGCATCTTTCCACAATTTCATTTCTTCGTATAATGCTGGCGAAACATAGTAAGCTGAACCACTTCTGTAGCTTGATTTCATTCCTGTTTCGAGTTTAATTAAATCATCAGCAGTTACTTTTTTAACAGCTCCTGAAGTAATTGCTCCAGCTGTTACATTAGTATTTGTTAAAAAACCCTCAATAAATTGTTCAGTTGTTTCATTATAAGCTCCTGATACTGTCAAAGCTGATAATGTTTGTCCAAATTCTTCTGAAATCGCCTCTTTAATTTCCCCTATCATATCAAAAGCACTATCTTGTACTAATTCATCTGTAATTGGGTATCTTACTTGTCTATATCCCGCTCTTAACTCAATTTTTGTATATCCTAATGTTCCGTCTTGAGTATTCCCTGTGCCTTCTTTTACGATTTGGTTAGCACCTGTGATTTCATTTCTTACTGGGATTCTTATAATGTCAGCGTTTCCTGTGTAGAATTTACCTTTTAATAAGAAATTAGACGTCTCTTTTGTTTCTTTTAAAATTTCGTGCGATAAGATTGTCGGTATCAATACAGTTGCCTGTCCTGTTCCTATTGCAGCTTTTTCTAATCCCTCAATCTCTTTATTTCCAGTTCTTAAATATTTTTCAAACGCATCGTTTGCTTTTTTCTCTTCTGTTTCAGGATTAGGCACACCTTTTTTCATAAGTCCATCTAAAGATTTACCCATTTTTTCAAGTTCTTCATTTGCTTTTTCAACTTTGCCTTCCAATTCTTCATTTTTCTTCAATGCTGCTGCTAAATCTTCATTTGTTTTTTTTATGTCCTCTGTATTCTGTCTCAACCCTTTTTCAAAATCTTCAATATTTTTTGGCATATTATCATCTCCTTTATTTTTATTTATATTATTATCGCCTTTTACTGCTTGCACAGTCGCTCCAGGTACTGCACCTTTTAACACAATGCTACCTTCCACAACCTCAAACTCTTTAATAAACCTTGCATCCACATCTCCTTTATCTGTATTGAATTTTCCAAACTCACGGCTTTTGATAAGTCCGCCTACAGACATTTGATAATTCGCACCTTTTTTCATCATTGAATATACTTTTTGAGCTTCTTTGTTAAGTGCATTTCCATTATCATCTGTGGATAAATCTAATTGTCCTATAAATTTAAGATTTCCTTGCTCATCTTGATGTAATTTCATTACTCCTAGTTCTCGTTCCCAATTGTGCATATGCAACAAGAAATAAGTTTTATCCTTATCTACTTTATCTAACGATTCCTTAGTAAATACATCGCTATAAGCATCTAAAACACTATGTGTTACTAACTGCCCTTCGATTATCCCTTTTTCTGTTTCATTTTCCTGTTTCAAAGTTAAACCGACAGACATACTTTTTTCTAATTTTTCTGGCATTTTTACCTCCTTTATATTAATTCGCAATGACAATTTATAATCTCGCTCGCTGGTGCTCCCAACTGATGTGGATGTTTGAGTCCGCAACTAAAAGTTTCATTTGCTGGGATAGTTTCCTTATCGCATTTCAAATGGCTTTCCCTGTCGGTTTTTCCCCCACCAACGTGCCACCAAGTCTTCTCCAGTCCCGCCTGCTCCAATCCATTATGATATGTTGTTGTTGCAGTAGTAGCTGTTTCAGTTCTTGCAATAATCATTGCCCTTTTCTTTTCCATACCTCTTATTTTTTTTGTTATTTCTTTCGCTATATCTCTGATGTTTGTACCACTTTCTTGCCCGTGAACTATAATCTTATTTAAAATATCTTTCGTAGTTTTAGTGATATTTGTTACCTTTTCAGCAATTACTTTTTTACTTAATGCTTTTAATGTTTTATTTTTAACTGCTGGAATTAATTTTTCGTCAATACCACGATGTGTAATTAAAAAATTAGACGTTTCACTTACTGTTTCAAGCATTCCTTTTTTTAATTCCTTGAATAATTGACTGCTAAATGTTTCCCAAGCGAACTCGCTTAAAAACATCTGCTCATTTACATCAATTTCTCCACGTAATTGTTTGAAAACTAATCTTAATCTATTAAATTGCTTTAATATCAATCTGTTCCGCATTTTCAACTGTCTTTTAGCAAGTATCTTTTTTTGTGAGTTGGTCAACTTAACTTTCTTCGTTTTCTGCTTCTTCTTCGCCATCGTCTTCCTCCTCAACTGGTTTTTCTTGTTCATACATTTCTTTGAGTGATGTCATTGATGTACTTATTAAAATATCGTCTCCATTTTCAATAGGCGGATATTCAAGCTCTGCTCTCTTCTCATTTATTGTTAAATAACTAAGATTATTAAGCATTGCCATTTTCTCTTTTCTGTCTTCTTTGAGCACTCCAATTGTGCTTGTATCAAAGTCAATGTATTCATTGCTTTCTAGTTTATCTTTCATTATATTATTAAGATACTCGGCTATTTGTTCGACTAATGGCAATATGTTCTCTGTATATAAATCTTTTTTAGCCTCTTTATAGTTGCTAAACTTGCTGTTTGTTCTATCCCCAATTAAGATACTCGGCACATTCATTACAGCAGCAGTTGTGTTCCTTATTTCATCCATAGCATTTAAAAAATCAAAGTCCTGTGGTGAAAAGTCTGCCTCTTTTATTTCTGCACCCTCTCCATCTAGGATAAGCGCTTTCCCAACGTTCCTAGAACCGCTATTCTGTTCTATCTCGTTCTTAATTTCCTTTTTCTTAAAAGCGTTCAGGAACCTTTTAACAACGATTATAAGATTTCTCTTACCGCCATTCTTTAATATGCTGTTGTTCCATTGCATTATGTAGCACCAATAATTATGCAAAGCTGTTAATGATTGCACCTTGCTTATTCCGTGTCCTGCTCCAGCGATATTGTCGTAAATGTTCACACCTTTTATATAGTGAAATATTTTTAAATCTTCGCCTTTGTACTCCTTGTTGTTAATTCTTATTGATTTAATTCCGTTCAACACATTTTCGTTATCGTACTCAATGTGATAAGAGCCTTTTTTGAATAAAATCAATTCAGCTTTTGTAAATAAATCAACTCTCATTACAAGCAACTCGCCAAACAAGATGTAATATAAAGCAAAATAATTAATAAACTGGTCTGTATTAAGCAAGGAATTAGGGTTTTGCAATGTATTTAGTACATAACTGCTTTTTACATCTTTCACATTATCGCTGTATCCTTTTTTATATGTTCCCCACTTTAAGTTGTTTATTGCTTCATTTATTCTTGTGATAGCCGAACTTGTAAAAGGGTTCTTATACAACTGGCTCAAAAACTTTTCAGGGTCTTCATCCTCAAGTGCATAACCGTTTATAAATTCCGATAGCGTAACTGGCGACCTGGTACTCCAAAATCCTTTTGAAAAAATATTAAGTCTCATTATCCACCTCCTTGTCTTTATAATAATGTTTATTTGAAACATATGGCGTATATTCACTTATTCCATATTTAATCGCATCGAATGTATGTGGGTCTATATTAAAAGGCTTCTTGGTTTTCGGATTTTTAGCAATTAATCCGTCTTTGTTATAAAACCATTTCATTTCTGTTAGTTCCCTATATGTATTCGGACATACATTTTTATCAATAAATATATTTCTGAATGATTGTATTTTTCTCACACCTGCCTTGCTCATATCAGTTGTTTTTTTTACCGAATTAATCAAAAGTCCATTCACATTAAAAAATTCTATTGACTTAGGTTCTTGGCTATCAGCATATACAACTTCGCCTTCTTCTATCATTTTTTGGATAATTTCCATTTCTAGCATTTCAGGATCTAATAGATGGTTGTCATAAAATTCCTCATAGATATACAAGTCATTCAGTTCCTCGTCTATCACCATTCTCACTATTGCGTTATAGGAATTGCTAAAACCGAAATCGAATCCAGCAAATCTATTCCATTTACCTTCAATTATTTTCTCTATTCTTGATTGTTCCATATGATGTAAATTTCTAAATAATGTATCCCCAGCACTTCCGAATCTACCTAACGTCTTTATTGCTCTTAAATAGTTATCTGTTTCAGTTTCTAAGTCTGCTATAAAGTTATCAGGTAAAAATTTATTATCTGTATACACAGAATGATGTAAATATATATTTTCTGAAAATACATTTCCTTTTTTAAGATTTACTTCATTCTTTATTTTCATAATTCGCTCAGTATATAGATTATTCTCGTCTTTACCAATGCTTTTTAGTACTTCACTCAAATATTTATACGTCCATACTCCAAACTCATTAGGATTAGTTGTTAAAATCAATATATTTCTGTTTTTTATACTTCTCAATCTCGATTTAAGCTCTTTAAATGATTTATAATCAATCTCATCTGCCTCTTCTATCCAAATAGTATCTATATCTTTTATTGATTTGATTTTCTTAACATTATCTAATCCCCTGAAAATAAACTCTGTTCCTGTTACACTACAAACAATTTTCATCGGAGTTGACGTGAAATAAAAATATTTTTCCAATCCAAAGCTGTATATAATATCTTGAATATCCGCATAACAACTCTCTTTTAAATTCTCTCTTATCTGCCTTACAACCAAAATTTTTCTTTTTTCTTGTAATGATAAGAGCACCAATTTAACTGCTGCGTTGTATGACTTGCTGCTTCCATATCCGCCTAGCAAAAAATAAATATGTTGACTGTTATCTAACAAAAATTCTTTAAAATGTTTATTTACTTCTCTCACTATTTCCATCAGATTCCCACCAACTTAATTTCTATTTTGTTATCTTCGTTTATATCCGTTTTTAGTTTTGACCTTTCAATATCTAATTTTTCTTGCTGCAACGCTTCTTCTGCAAGTTGCTTATCAACTTCTAATAATTCGTAAGCAGTCAACATTTTACCAGTCCTCATTAAATCGTTTCCCATTTTTTTAATAGTTACATAAGCCTTGTCAATTATTTGAAGTCTTTTGGCATCTAGCGTTTCATCTTTTGAGATTTCCTTAGCCATTCTTATCACTAAGTTACGTTTTGAAATTTCCACGTTCTTTAGTACATCTCCTAAATCAGAATAAACTTTTAAAAGAATATCATCCAACTGCTCTTCTGTTTTTTCTAGCCTAAGTTCCCTTACACTTTTTTCTTTCCTGTAATATGTTGCGTTCGATATCTCATTTTTTCTCATTACCTCTTCTCTCGGAATATCATTTAAAATATCCTTTTTCACTTGAATATCACGTTCCTTCACACGTTCAACGTTCGTTCGCTTTTTATTGTGAACGTTCGCTTTACTTTTTTTCAAGTGTTCGCTCTTCCAACGCCTCACAGTTCCCTCTGGAACACTGTATTTATCAGCCAGTTTCTTTAAAGTCCCTTTTGCAGCATTTTCTCCTCCAAGTTCTTCCCATTCGTTCAGTAACAATTTTTTAGTCATATTTATTCCCTCAATTGTGGAAAATTATCATATATTAACTCAACGATTTCTTTTTTGCTTACATTCGGAGTTGACACTGCAACTTTAGATCTATTCTTTAAATATTTTTCCAAGGCTGGTTTTAAATTAACTTTTTTCTTTAAGATTATTTTTATTTCTTTTGCACGAACTCTTTTATCTGTACTTTTCAACAATCTTATTGTTCCAAATGCTATGAATCTGAAATCAGACTTTATATTTAACCAATGCAATTCCTGTTGTTTTGTAGTGCTCTTAGTTTTAGAAAACGTTATAATCTCAACATCTTTGATATTCTTTTCTTTTAATTTTCTTTTTCTTTTGCGGTAAATATTGAAACAACATTTTAACTTAACTCCGCTGTATTTGACCGCTGGTAACATATATGACTTATATAATTCAATATTTTCAAATTTATCTTTCTTATACATATCGCCTGGAAGCACAAATGCCACATAGTCAGAATGTTCCATACTTTTTTTTATAAACTCTGTATGTAAATTTCCGCTACTTCCAAAAGGTGGATTTCCAATTACAAGGCTTTTTTTTATATAAGGAACATTCTGTTTAAGATAATCGCCTTTTATGATATTTTCACCTTGTGGCTCTATATCGTATCCGATCGCAATTTTAGGAAGTCTTTTAAGAAATGCCCCAGCACCTGCACTTGGCTCAATGATTCTTGAAAACTTATTGATTGGCATCACATCTTTTTCAAGAACTTCAATCACTTTTCTTACAACTGAATTAGGAGTATAATATTTGTCATTATGTATCTTCGCCATCCATTACCTCCTTAAATTCGCTCTTTAATGCTATATGCTGACAGCAGGGACAAATTAATTTAGTACGTTTGACTTCCGCATCATCTGTATCTTCATCTTCAATTTCTAGCTCTTCCATTTCCTCTTGCAAAATCTCATCAAGTTCAGACTGTTCAAAACCAAGTACACTTAAATCAAAATCATTTACTTCCAGCTTATTCAACTCATACTGCAACTTTTCAATATCGAAATCTGTATTCATGGTTAATTTATTGTGAGCAATAGCATAAGCCGCTTTTTGCTCTTCTGACAAATGATTTAACCTAATCACTTCTATCTCTTCATATCCAAGTTCCTTTAATGCCAAATATCTTCCGTGCCCTTCAATGATTGTATTGTTTTCATCAATAGCAATTGGATCATTGAATCCAAATTCTTGAATACTGTTTTTAATCTGTTCAATTTGCCACTCAGGATGTTCTTTTGCATTTTCTGAGTACTCTATTATTTTGCTGATATTTATTTTCTCAATCTTCATCTTGCCCCTTTCTTTGATTTTTAGACAAAAAAAGAGCCGACTTATAAATAGACTATTTCTAATCTATATATAAATCGACTCACAAACTTTTTGCTCTTGTCTTTATTCTATTGTATCACGCCATAGTTCTCTCCCTTTCAATTTCTTATCTTTGAATTTAAAAGTCACTTTGACTTCTCCTTTCATAGAAATTACTTTGAGTAGTTCCACAACGCAAAAAAAAATATTTTTATCATTTTCGATTTGACTTATCTGCTCTTTACTAAGCATTTTATCACTCCTTTATTATACCTTATTTTCTCTATATTTGCAACCCTTTCACACCCTAATTGCAAAAAACTTTATAATCCAAACCAATCCGTAAATCACAAGCAGATTTACAATCATAGCAATCAAAAATGCTATTATATTGCTTATGCTAAATTTAAATGTCTTTACTTTGTTTTTAAATACAATAACTAATCCATATAAGTATCTTACCAGCACTAAAGTAGCTGTTACTGTAATTAATCCATTTATCATTCTCATTATTATTTCCATTTATTCCTCCTCTGTTATCACGATTGCATTATCAATTGTAACTCTACGATTGTTTTCATTTATTAAATTCAATGATATTCTACCGCTATTATCCGAATCCCTTACTCTTATCGTTCCTTTATATTCTTTCAACAATTTTCCGTCAAGAGTATAAATTTGTACTGTTCTTTTTAATCCACTTGTATCACTTTTCCAATCTTTTCGACTGTCTTCCCATCTTGCACAACTTCCTAATAATCCTAAAATTGCAATTCCTAATAATAATTTCTTCATTTTAATTTCCTTTCTTTTTATTCATACCAAACTTTTGTTTCTGTGACTTGTTTGGATTTTCTTTGAACTCTTTTAATATCAAAATATCCATCTACAACCCATTCACTTTTAGCGTGATAAAACCAAAAATATCCTTTCTCTGAATTTCCTACCACATAGTATTTTTTACTAACGTTCCTATAATCTATTGACCCGCTATCCCAGTTTCCAACACTTTCTTCTTCCCTTACAATAGGTAATTCTTCAAGAAGTGTTTGATATTCAGTTTGCAACAATGGGTAACCATTATCTATTTTCAAAATTATTCCGTCTAATATTGTTTTTTCTGCCATTTCTTCTCCTAACCTTATAAGTTCTCACCATAATCGTTTATTTTATCATATTGTTCTTTTGCCTTTTTAAGTTCTGCTTCATACTCAGATATTTTATTCTCAAGTTCTTTGAGCTCACCTTTATTTTTGCTTTCTAAGTATTCTTTTAATTTTGCAAATTTTTTATCAAATTGAGAACTTATTTCTTCTATTGATAAATCCCAACTTTGATAATCTTTCATATCACTTAAACGTATATCAAACTGTATTTTCTTTTCATAATTTAACTCAAACGATATAATGAGATAATCGATGTAATTTGTGTGTTCTTTTATTTCAAATTTTCTTACTCTTTCATCTTTCAATATTTCAGTTAATTCTTTTATCTTTATCCCATATAATTCAATAAGTTCCATTTTATTTCCTCATTTCTTTTTATACTTGTCTTTATTTAATATCTTCTCAAAAGTTGCTCTTTTATCATTTTTACTCCAAAGATTTCCAAAGAAACCACGTTTTTCCCAGTTTTTTAAATTGAATTGCATTCTATCCTTGTTTTTCATTTCTCCTCCTAACCTTTCTCTAATAAAACGACTTTTCACGACTGTCATTTTTCCTTATAAATACTACATTTCGAACTGTTATTACAGCCAAAACGACTTTCTGCGACTGAACTATTTCAAAAAAGAAATTCCAAATAATACTAACAAACCTACAATCAATATTTTGAATATATTTTTTGCTGCTTTTTTTCTTGCGTATTTTCTTTGTTTTTCTCTAGTACTAAAATCTTCAAACATTTGTTCCTCGACTGCTTTGTACCAATTTTGTAGTTCATCCAATTCAAATCGTATAAATAAAATTTCTAGAAAAATTGTTGCGACTAATAAATATATTTTTATCATATCTCCTCCTTAAACGCCTTAAAATGATTTTTGTAAATTTTCTTCAGTTCTTTTATCTGTTCATCATCCAAATAAATACCCCTTACGTTGTATTTTCTTTCAAATGTCTGAACTCCCCAATTATGTTTCTGATTGTGATGTAGTCTGCACAACGAAATATACCGCCCTTCCTGTCCAGTATCTTTTTTATAAGTTCCGTGAGTACTTGCAATCGAATCCCAATGTTCCAAATCTATACTGCTATTTTCTGTATGATATTTTCCACATACAGCACATTTTCTATATTTCAGCATAGAATAAATATATTTCTCCTCGTTCTGCTGTTTATACAGCATTTGCATTTCTTCCCACATTGCTATGTCGTTCTGAAGAAAATAATCAAAAAGGAAATTGGTGAATGCCACAGCTTCAGCATTGCTCATTAATTTAAGTGCCAAGCTAAAAGTATCATTCAGTTTGATAAATAACATTTGAATCTCATCAGTTACAAAATCCATTAAATCATTTGTGATTATATTGATTTTGCTTTCTTTTGTATAATTCTTGTCAATTATGTTTCCGATTCTGTCTTTCAGCTTGCTCTCCATATTCTTAAAAGGCTCATATCCCTTTACATTCTTGCCGCTGTGCCTGATATAAAGTTTTTTCAAGTCCTCCTTTGCCTTGTATAAAAAATAATCAGAAATGGCAGGCTTTTGCTTGCTAGTCTGCCAATTTATGTCTACACCTTTCAGATGATAAGCGTAGCAGTCTATGAACCAGTAAATTAATTTTTGATTTTCTCTGCTCATCCTCTTAGACATCCAAGTTTCCTTTCCGCCAGGCGTGTCTGAAATTCATATATCCTACAAACCTTTTCTTTTTAGTTTCCTCGTTTGGCTCATATTCCTTGTCTGAATTTTGGATTTTCTGGCGACTTTTAACTATGTTGTTAATTGAATATCCATCATATATCTTTGCCGCCTGATCCTGCGTTATTATCCCATCCTCAACCAATATTAAGCACATAACATATGTGTCGGGATTTTCAGCATTCCGTGTTTCTGGATATTCTTCTAAAATACTTCTAACTCTATTTTTTGCTAATCTTTTACCCATTATTCCTCCTAATTGAACAAGTCGCTAATTTCGTATCTGTAGTTTGTTCTTTTCTTTTGCTGAAACAATTGCTTTCCTAATTGCCTCACTTCATCTATATTGATGCTTTTCTTATTCGTCATTTTGTAAAACTCATCAAAATTATGAATATCTATTGCATAAGTTTCTGACAAATCCCTAAAATTAAGTATCATATACGCTTTTACATTATTTTTCTTTGCCTCAAGTCGTAAATTGTACAAAAATGTTTGCTGTTCATCAACTGTATCTTTTATATTTGTAAATGGCATTGATTTTCCTAAAAAGGATTTTAACTCAACAAGGACAAGCAAGCCGTCCTTGAAAAGTAAAAAATCACATAAGTTTTTATTTTTGAATCTGATCATCTGTCCATTTACAGTTCCTGTTGTTCCATCCTTGAATCTGTGCAAAAATATTTCATCCGTATTAACGCTATTCTTAAAGTCGTTTTCAAATTTTTTCCCTGCATTCATCGCCATTATTCAACAACCTCAGCTTCCTGAACAGTTGTAAGTGTCGCTCCATAGACACCGTCCTTACCTCTTTTTGTAACCGTTATTTTTCCCTCATCAATAAATTTTTCAACAATCCTTGTACATTCCTTAGCCTGTATCTTAGTATTTAGCTGAATATCACGTGCTTGGTAATAATACGGCTCATTCTTTTTCACAAATTCAAAAACTTTGTTTTCCTTTCTAGCTTTCTCCTTTTCTTCACGGCTCTGTTTCTTTCTCTCTGCAATGCCAAATGATTTCGCTGGAGAATTTGCTGGCTCATTCTCTTTTTCTTCACTCACAGCTTTCTGTGGAGTTCTAGTGGCTTTATATTCAATCTTATATGTTCCGTATTGTCCGCTCTCAATTCTCTCAACTGTACGATTAATCTTAAATTTAACCATTCTTATGATTTTTTCAAGCATTTCAGTTTTAAAGATTTTAGTGTTGTCAATTAAGCCTTTAATAACGTTTTTAACCATTTTCACTTTATTGATTTGTAGAGCCACCACAAAACAGTCTGCTATTTCTTCGACTAGATTTTGCTCATCCTTATAAAATGTTTTTCTGTAATTTCTATATGCTGTTTGCAGCTCTTCAATTTCTTCATAAAGTTTCAGCAGTTGTGGCTCTGCTCCGAAAAATCTTTTTATTTTTACAAGTTTTTCTCTGTATTCTCTGTTCAAAAGCAATTTCTTTGGATTTTCTCCAAATAACTTTTCTGAATTTATTTTTTTGATGATATTTCTTGAAATTTCATCAAGTTTA